TTCGACGCTCTGATAGAAGAACCTCTAATTCTTTATCAAGTCTATCAATCTGTGAATCTAATGAAGGACCAACGGGCGCTGCCGCTTCTTCTTCGGTTCCTTCTCTCAACTTCGCCGTTTCTCTTTCTTGAACTAGGCGCGCTCCTGCTAGTGCCTCTGGACTAACGCCGCCAGCAGTCGTGGTGGTGGTTACGGTCTCAAAGCCGGGAATAGTCTCTTGTGTAAGTGGATCGAATTTTGCTGGAACCTTTTTTGTTACGGTTTTAGTCTGTTGCGCTCTTGCGCTTCTTGCTAGAAGTTCAGACGAACGAAGAAGATCACTATTTGCTGAACGAGAACTTCCACCTTCTGCTTTTAGAGCAGCGCGCTGTAACTGCTTACGCTGGTCTTGTAGGACTTTAATTTTATCATCGTAGTAATCTCTACGCTGGTCAGCACTTGCTAGTTCCAACTTAAGCATAGTTGCTTCGTTCTTCTGCGTTGCTTCCCAAACCTGCCAGCGCAGGTCGGTGTAAAGATCAGCCCAGTTCTTACCAGTTGTGGTCTTGGTTCCAGTAGCGCGAGAGGGCTCAAGGACATAAACATTACGCCCATTTACATTTTTAATTCCCATCTTTATTGTCCTCGTGCTGCTGTTAGATACTTCATCATCTCAGGATTCTCAATAGCCATTTCATACATGCCTCTTGCTTCTTCCTGTGAGATGTTTAATTGACTTGCTAGTCCAGAGACTTGGGCAGGAGAAATGTCTTTCTGACCTTGGATAGTAGCCTGTTGTGCTGCGCCTTTAAATCCTGCTTCTAAAGCAGCGCCAGCAATTCCAACACCAGCCTCAACGCGTTCTTGCTTCTTTTGAGCAACTGCGGCTTCAAGGGCACGCAGTTCATCCATCTCACGCTGTCTTTCAGCAAGGTCAGCCTGTAGAATTCTGTCTCCAATCTCACTTTCCATAGCCATTCTTTCCTGTTGTAGTCCAAGAGCAGACGCTAATGCCTGACCTCCTGTTGCCTGACCACCACCAGCAAGCAGGGCTTTCTGTTGCTGCTCCATCTGTTCAGATGCTTGGTCGGCAGTAGAACGAAGACCGCTAGACATAGCAGCCTCTTCTTTCTGTGTAAGACCAAGTAGTCCTCTCTCTTCTCTCTTCTTTAGCGCTTCTATGCGCTTTTTGTTTTCTCTATCTAATTTAGACGGAATAATCTTAGGCAGACTAGTAATAGTCGAGCCTGCGGTCGCAGCAAGAATGCTCAAAGTAATTGGATCCATTTTCGTTAATCTCCTATGAATAAAGTAAAAGTCAAGTCAGTTGTAGAAAACTTCTGCCTTGAATGTCCTAGCAGTAAAAGCGCCTTCCTCTGTCTTTGGATTGATGTAGTAAGAGAACTTGTAAGTTCCAGCAGGTAAGGTCAAAATAGCAGTCCAACCAATCCATCTACGAAGACCAAACTTAATTTCTGGACTTTCATCACCAGCACTTGATGGCTTGCCTGTTAATCCAAATGGATTTTCGACGCCACTTGGTCCCGCACTAGTCATTAATGCTTCCTCAAAAGCATAAGATCTGGTTTGTTCCACGAAGGTTAATAGGTCTGAACTATTTTTTCTGTAGCCTAACTTGATTTGTGAATCCCAGAAGCCAGTTGCTGAGACCTCATTAGCAAAACTAGGAACAGAACCACCATAAGTTATGAGAACATCTGCTCCTTCTTCTAGGATAAGCGTAGGAGAGGTGTGATAGTTTGACTGCCAAACCTTTAAGGTGTTGTCCTGTAACCTCTGCTTTTTGACGGTGTTAGTCCAATAAGACCTATCAGTTTCCTGCCTACCTACTGATAGACCTGTGGCTATTCCAGTAGCAAAGGTGTATTCATTAGTGATAGGCTGATAGTCACCAAGTTGGATTTCTTCTGTTCCCATAAGGTTATTATCAAAGTCGCCTCTATCGATCCCTTCGTTTGCGTAATCTTTTAGTGCTTCATCATTTCCTTTGATGTCGGACGCATCCAGCGTCTGACCATCGGCAAATGTGTTTGGTTTTACATAAGGCATTATCTTGTCGCCCTCACTACTACGATGTTATTTCGGGACACTTTTAAAGTGTTTCCGTTGTAATTAACTTTGGATTGTAGTTCTATCTTGGTGAAAGTTCTTGAGCCAGTTGCTCCGTTGTGCTTAAACACTTTGGAAAACTGAAAGGTCTGAAAACCAAGAGGAACACCTGTCTCTTTAGGTAGTCCATTAGAACTAGTCCAATAGCGTGATGTTCCACCAGCCATAGTCGTGAAGGAATAGCCCCATTCTCCTAGATTTAAAGTCAAAGGTCCTGCTCCATCATCGTAGGTAAGTAAAAGTCTGAAAGCATAGTAGTTCCTGTCTCCGTTGGGAGGACCAGCAGTAGAATCATAGGTCTGTTCAGCATTAATGTTTGTTACTAAACCAGAGCATTCAACACGATAAACCTCTTGTTGTTCTGGCTGGTAGCCTAGAATGACCTCTGATGGATTAGCGCCTGTGCTGTCTATGGTTACATAAGAGGTGCTGTTAGTAGAGAATTCACTAGTGCCTGAATAAACAAAACTGAAAAGTTTATTAAACACGCCAACAGGTGTCGTGTCGATGTGTTTGATAGTAATCCAGTTGTCTGCTACATTCTCTTGACCTAGTGTTGCTGTTGCTGTCGCAGCATCATCGTAGGGCTGATTTAATTCAGCCGCTGTGGGGACATCCCCATCCTCAAAAAAGTTGTTTTTTACAATAGCCATTAGTTCTCCTTATCGGTATTGATTGCGAATCCAAATGCCCGCACTAAAAATCTTAAAGTCAGTAGAGGTTGTCGTCACCGCAGGACTACCAGTAGAGCGCCAAGTGTTTATCTGAACGCGGCAATCAATCGTAACTGGCTGTGTTCCGCAGGCAATAGCAAAAGGAATCTGCGTAGTGTGTCGTCTAGGAAAGATCTTACCAGTTCTAGCAACAGCGACATTATTAACATAGACCTGCCATTCAGTCCAGATGTCGTTGCCTCTACCACGAGGAACAAAGTTGCCGTCTCCATCATCAACACTAAAAACATTATTGCCGTGTTCCCAATCAATAGTAGCGCAGCCAATAAGCATTCCTTCTCTTGCGTCAAAAGATAGTGGGAACTTCTCGTAGGTAGGATCTAGTTCTGGAATAGTGTTAAATCCCGCAGACCAAGTGTCTGAATCTAGATCGATGCTTGTGATAGGTGTGTAAATGTCGGCAGCAGGACCAGTAAAGACTTGGTAATAAGCCTGTGAAGCCATAATTGTTCCATACTTATTGATTGTTCCACTAATGCCTAGGGGACTATTAATAGGTAATTGAAGGCTGTCTTTATCAACAGAATCAACAGGTAAGTTGTTGCTGTCTAGACCGCCATTAATCTCATCTAAATGTTTATCTAGATTTGTGGTTATGTTGCTGGTCTTGACCTGATCGAATTGGTGAATAGGTTTATCTGTAAATGTTTTAGCCATTTTATCTCCTAGTAGGGCTGGTTTCTACCAGTTCTTGCTCTTTGGTTAAGAGGCAACTGGTCGCTGGTGTTGTAGTTAATGCTGAATCCAAGAATGTGAACAGGCTTTCCGTTGTTTTGTTTTACACGGAACCTGAAATTATCTACCAGTTTGGTGTTTACATCCCAGCGAATAACTACAATCCTTCCTCCGCGTAGGGAATCTTCATTAATAATAAATGGTGCTTTGCTAATGTCTTGGTCTTCTGGACCAAAGACAGGATCTTCGTTCTCTGTGAAGACTAATTCTGGTTTAGAGATCTTCTGGTCTCCCGCAGGATACCAAGTTCCATCATAATCATAGCCCCAGTCAAGTGTAACAGGATTGTCTCCATAAGAAACCATCTCCATCTCAACATTAAAGACGCGATGTTTAACAGCAGCGCTTCCAAAATTAAACCAGTTACTTTCCCAAAGGTTAAAGTCTAGCAGTTGTTCGGTCGCTGTGTAGGGGCGGGCAGCAGGATCTCCCGTTGCTGCGCCAGTAGTAAGCAGTTTGCCCCAGTAAGGGGCACCTGACCAAACCTGAAGACCAATCAAAGAGCCCTTGGAGGCAGTAGTTATTGGTGTAGATGGGGAGCCATTAGCAAGTCTCCAATCAGGTCTAGTTCCAAAGATAAAGTTTCCATTAGGATCTGACTGAATAGTAGTGAAAGACCATAGGTATTCTTCGGATTTTGTGTTCGCTCCTCTGAAAGAGAATGAATTATTGTAGGTGTGAAGAACAATTCCTCTTGTTGGAACCGTCTCTCCCTTACGAACATAGTGTAGCCAGTATTCTTTTTCTTTCTTGGAATAAGCAGCGCAGCAGTTCGCAAGTGCTGGAATGTTGATAGATTGGATTGCCTTACCGATGCGGTCAGAAATCTTCACTACACTAACCTGAGAACCGCCTTCTAAGCCCCCTGTAGTGGCGTAGAGCCCGTCTTTATTTAGAAAGACTATGCCGACACCGGGAACTAAAATAATCGTGTTAGAAGCCGTTGTGCCGACATCTGGTGTAAGGGAAGCAATCGTAAGACCTTGTGGTCCCTGACGGATAATGTCAATCGCTCTTTCTCTAAAAACAAGTAGGCTGTTGTAGTAGCCCATAAGTTTAGTAATGTGTCCGCCAGCCGTAGATCCAACATCAAAGTAATTGAAAGAACCAAATTGTTCTGGTAATCCTGCTTCGCTGTAAATAATTCTAGTAGGATGTTGAGCACCACCGCCTAAGAAAAGGCGGTTATTCCAAGCGGCACCAAACTGATAGGTAGAAGAGATTGCCTCTGAATCAGTAAGGGAAGGAGCAGGTGTGACCAAGGCAGCATCTGGAATTACATCAATAAATTCAGTAGTGCTATTATCATCAATCTGCTTAACAAGGTAATACAACTGCTCATTACCAGTTGTTCTTGCTTGTCCTGAACGCATGTTTTTTGTTCTGTAAATCCTGCGGGCTACTATCCCTTTCTCTCCTGTTGGGACTTCATTTAGCATAACACCTCTACGATCTTTGTAGGTGCCTGTGTTAGTCCAATCAACTTGGCTTTGAAGCCCCATAGGGCTTTCTGAACCTGTGTCTGATAAGAAAGACATCTTGTAGGCAAACTGGTTTCTATCTCCGTCCTCTGTGTCTCCTATTCCAACAGGTCTAGTTTCTCCAAAGGTTGGTCGAGGAATTCCGTTTCTCAGGTCGTTAGTGGTCGCATAAGTAACATTTACATCAATAAGTTCTACTTTTGGTGTGGCTATGGTAAAACCAAAGAGCCTATGACGGGCATCGCCATAGAACCAAATAGGTTTATCATAACCATTAATAATAAGAAGTCTGTTGCCGTAAGGAACAAATTGTGTTCCTACATCTCCAACCTTTCTAGTTCTACGACCAGTAGCGATAGTAA